AATTAAAGGCATCGGACCAAAGACGATAACAAAACTTTATCCGGAATTATCGAGCTACAATAAAATGACTTTAACAGAAGTTATACAAAAAGCAAAAGACGGAGACGGAAAAGCATTCATGAGTATTAGAAATTTTGAGCATCAATTAAAGATAAACGAAAAGTTAATGGATCTAACAAATCCCAACATACCAGAAGATTCCATTGTAGAAATACAAGAAATGTTGGCGAGTCCTAACAAGATTTATAGATCAAAGGAATTTATGGAAATTTATCACGAAGACGATCTAGGAAATTCGATAGCAAATCTCCAGTCGTGGTTACACAATCATTTTCACCAGTTATCAAAATATAAATAAGTTATGGCAGTTTTAAATCAGTTACAGCAGTACGGAGTAGGTTTTCAAATTAAGGTTTTATCGAGCTTATTAAAAGATAAAGAATTCTTACAAAATATAAACGACATTTTAGACGTAGAGATGTTCGATAATCCAGCGCACAAGTGGATTGTACAAGAGATATTAAGGTACTATTACAAGTATCACACAACGCCTTCTATGGAATCTTTACAGGTCGAAGTTAAGAAGATCGACAACGACGTATTAAAGGTAAGCGTAGTAGAACAATTAAAAGACTCTTTGAAAGCTACAGACGAAGACAGAGAATACGTAGAGAGCGAATTTTCCAACTTCTGTAAGAATCAGCAGATGAAGAATGCAATTATGAATTCTGTTAGTCTTTTGGAGAAAGGTGAATTCGATCAGATTAGATCAATGATCGATACAGCGTTAAAAGCTGGTCAAGACAAGAGAATAGGACACGAATACGAGAAGGACATGGAAACTCGTTATAGAATGGAGCAGCGTTCTCCTATCGCAACTCCATGGGCGAACCTAAACGAATTGCTGATGGGAGGTTTGGGTGTAGGAGATCTAGGCATTATATTCGGAAATCCTGGTGGAGGTAAATCGTGGTTGTTGGTAAACTTAGGCGCCATAGCAGTGCAAATGGGTTTTACAGTTAATCACTACACTTTGGAATTATCAGAAGACTATATTGGTAAAAGATACGATGCGTTGTTTACAGGCATAGACGTTCAACAGATTCACTTGAACAGAGACAAAGTTCAACAAGAAATTGACAAGCTAAAAGGCAAGTTAATTATCAAAGAATTTCCAATGGGTAAAACCACACCTAACACCATAGAGAATCACATTCAAAAGTGTAGAGATTTAGGGCATCCTCCAGATTTAGTCATTATAGACTACGTTGACTTGTTAAAGAGCAAAACAAGATCTATAGACCCAAAGGACGCGATAGACGATGTATACACAGCAGTCAAAGGTATGGCAAGAGAAATCAAAGTACCAGTGTGGACAGTGTCCCAAGTAAATAGAATGGGAGCCAAGGACGACGTAATTGAAGGAGACAAGGCCGCTGGATCTTACAACAAGATGATGATTGCTGACTTTGCAATGTCCTTATCAAGAAAGAGACAGGACAAGGTAAACGGTACAGGCAGAATGCACGTAATGAAAAATAGATACGGCGCAGACGGTATGACCTACGCAGCAAAGGTAAACACCAATTGTGGAAGGATTGAGATTAACAAAGACGAGATAAACGAAGACGATTTGACTTTTGACACAGGAAAACCAACTGGACATGGCAATAACGGAAGCTTCACTGCGGATGAAAAAAATTACCTGTCTAAGAAATTCTTTGAGATGAACATATAAATTTATCACAAAAAGGCCATATTTATTAGTACAAAACGCATCCTATGAAATTTTTGATCGATTTATTTAAAAGAGCGCCTAAAGGGGACAATTTTAGATCAGCAGCTACTAACCAAAAGTATAATGATAAAATAGCGCAATTAAATGCACTAGCTCCAGATCAATATAATAAGATCAATGTGTCTAAATTAGATAGCATATCTAAAACACAGGCACAGTTCACTCAAACGCCTACTTCCAACACAACGGCTCCAGGATCTAGGTAATTAGAAGCTTTCCTTGACATTTTCTTTAAAAGGTTTCGAACCATAATAGGGGTATAAAAATATGCTTAACGGCTAAACTGGGCTCAATTATTTAATAAAACATAAAAAAAACAAGCGAAATGGATATTACGCAGGAGATTCTATCTGACATTACGGTATATAACAAGTATGCCAAGTATTTACCCGAGTTACAGAGAAGAGAAACATGGAACGAGATAGTTACGAGAAACAAAGAAATGCATCAGAAAAAATTCCCGCAACTATCCAAAGAAATTGAAGAGGCTTATAAACTAGTATATGATAAAAAAATTCTTCCATCAATGCGTTCGATGCAGTTTGCAGGTAAGCCCATTGAAATTAATAATGCTCGTATATTTAACTGCTCTTTTGCTCCTGTTAACGATTGGAGGGTGTTTAGCGAAGTAATGTTCCTTTTATTAGGAGGTTGCGGCGTTGGATACTCAGTGCAAAAGCATCATATTGACGAGTTACCAGAAATTACAAAACCAACAAAAGAAAAGCGATTCTTAGTTGGAGATTCTATAGAAGGTTGGGCAGACGCGATAAAGATTTTAATGAAGTCTTACTTAGTCGGTGGACCAAGACCTAAATTCGATTTTAGGGACGTTAGACCAAAGGGCGCAATGTTAATTACTGCAGGCGGTAAAGCGCCAGGACCAGAGCCATTAAAAGAGTGCTTGTTCCAAATTCAAAAGATTTTAGATCGTAAAGAAAGTGGAGACAGATTATCTCCATTAGAGTGTCACGATATGATCTGTTATATTGCAGACGCAGTATTATCAGGTGGTATTCGTAGAGCTGCTTTAATCTCTTTATTCAGTTTCGACGACGAAGACATGCTAACTTCTAAATTCGGAGCTTGGTGGGAAGCAAATCCACAACGCGGTAGAGCAAACAACTCTGCAGTACTATTAAGAGACAGAATTCAAAAAGAAGAATTCTTTGATCTGTTCAAGAAAATTGAATTATCAAAAGCTGGAGAACCTGGATTCTTCTTAACAAACGATAAAGATTGGGGAACTAACCCTTGTGCTGAGATCGCATTGAGATCTTTCCAATTCTGTAACTTGTGCGAAGTGAATGTATCTAACTTAGAATCACAAGAAGATTTTAACGAAAGAGTTAAACAATCCTCATTCATTGGTACACTACAAGCTTCTTACACTGACTTCCATTACTTAAGAGATATCTGGAAAAAGACAACTGAGAAAGATGCATTGATCGGAATCGGTATGACAGGTATTGCTTCAGGCGCAGTTCTTAAATTGAACATGAAAGAAGCTGCGTTGATAGTAAAAGAGGAAAACGAAAGAGTAGCAAAAATAATCGGAATTAATAAATCGGCAAGATGTACAACAGTTAAACCATCAGGCACAACTTCAATGGTATTGGGTACCTCTTCAGGAGTACACGCATGGCACGATAAATTCTATTACAGAAGAATGAGATTGGGAAAGAACGAATCTTTGTACACTCACTTGGCAATTCACCATCCAGAGTTAATCGAAGATGAGTACTTTAAACCACAAACTCAAGCGATAGTAACAATTCCTCAAAGAGCACCAGAAGGAGCAATTACTAGAGACGAAAAAGCATTAGATCTTTTACACAGATTAGAAAAGATACACAAAGAGTGGATCAAGCCTGGCCACAGAACTGGTAGAAATACACACAACGTTTCAGTAACAATTAGTTTAAGAGACGAAGAGTGGCCAGAAGTAACTGAGTGGGCATGGAACAATAGAAATAACTACACAGCGTTATCTTGTTTGCCTTACGATAATGGTAGTTACGTTCAAGCGCCTTTCGAAACAATCACAGAAGAGCAATTCAACGATATAATCAAAAATCTTCACGAAATCGATCTTAGTAAAGTTGTAGAATTGAACGACAATACGGATCAAAAAGGAGAACTAGCTTGTGCAGGTGGAGCATGTGAAATCATATAAAGATGGAATGGTAGAAGATATTCACTACTACGTAGAAGGAGAAAGAGTCGTTTTTACGGCTCTTTTCCATTTGCAGAGAGGTCAGTGCTGTGGTAACGGCTGCAGACACTGTCCTTATCACCCAAAACATAAGAAAGGCACCGTAAATGTAAACGATAAAGATTCGTCAGAAAACATTAAATTAAAAGAAAATACTTAAATGGTTTTAGAAATAACAAACGAGAACGTGTATATAGGAATAATTGTGGTGCTAGCAGCGATACAAATTTTCCAGTGGAGAAAGGTAGATATGTTAGAAAGAATAATGAGTCAAGTTATAGACGATATTAAAATACTGGGTATGGCAGCAGATATGAAATTTACC